TTTCTCAGCCAATGTTCCTGCCATAATTTCAAGATTCTTCTCATACTGCTCGGCAAGAATCTTGGTGGTGTTCTTAGCGTGCTCTTCAACCTTTTCGTTGAGCGCAGCAACAAACACGGTCTGAAGCTTGTTTACAACTTCTTCTGAAAGTGAAGCGTCAGCAAAGATTGCGTCAAATGCTTCCTTCATCTGAACAGGTGATACCTTTGGGGTAGCAAGAGTCATTTGGTTGTATGGGGCTAGTTTAGCCATGTTTGGATCCAGTCTTGGATCGGTTTGAATGAAGACTCTACCGCCATTAGCATCCATGCTGCCCATACCATTGACATCAAAGTCAACGAATCCAGCTGCTTGTTTGCCGGGGTTAGAAGAAGTATCTTCATCCTCGGACTCATCGGTTTCGTCCTCGGTATCCATATCTTCTTCCTCAGTTTCGTCTTCCATCTCTTCGCTTAAAATTTCATCTTCGATATATTTTTTTCTATTTCTCATATTTTCTCCTTATTATTTATTATTCTGTATCTTGACCTGATGGTGAATCATCGGTTTGTGGACTTACTTTTCTAGTTCCATCAGATCTTTCTGTTGGATCATAAATTGCAAATGGATTGTAGCGTGTAACGCTAACTGCCTTTGCTAACTGGAATGGGTTTCTACCAGCAGCATTGACTAATGTATTTGCTAATGAACTACCAATGTCATTAAGACTGTTACCTAAAGTAACATCTAAAAATTCTTTCATATTTTTTTGAAGAATTTTTGCAGGCTCAAGTGTTCCCAATACCGTCTTAACTGCCGCAGTTCCTATTAATGCGGTGGCAGCATCTCTTACTAAAGCCTCTGGGGACATATTGTTTAAAGCTTTTTCTACATAATTTGTTACATCAGCTTCAGAGTCAAATGAAGTTTGCTCTGCGAGAGTCTTTTCTTGAGACTTGAGAACATTCAACTCTTCCTGAAGTTGAGCAATTTGCTTTAAATATGTTTGTTCTAAGTAGTTCATAGATTTCTTAAAAAGTGTTCGAATGTCTTGAGAACCTTTTCTTGAAGTTGTTTGCTTGGAGTCTTAAGAATTTCTTTCTTATAGTTTGAGATGGTTTGTTCTTTAAGAACTCCATTGCTCCAAACCCATTCCTTACCTTCCATGATGCCATTGACAAAGGCATGTGGAGCAGAAGGATCTGCTACAATGTCAACTGCTGCAAGCATGAAGTCTTCTTGTACTTGATTGACACCTTCTTTAGTCTTCTTGAGAGAACCCATGCCTCTGGAAGAAACACCGAGTTGGACTCCTTCACCTAGAAGACTCTTTACGATCTTTCCAGTTGGAGTATCAAGAATCTTAGCCTTACCATAAACATCATTACCGCGTTCATGGAGTTCTGTGATAAGATGTGAGACTCTGTCTAGATTGACGGAAGGACCAGTTGGGTGGTTTAATTCACCGAAAGCTCTCTTATTGTTGACATGTTCGTTGATATAACGTCTTACCTCATTCATAAGAATAGGCTTGGGATAAGATCTACCATTTCTATTCTTGGTATCAGCTTGCATGAAAATACCTTCGATGAAATAATTTTTATTATTACCATCGATACTTTCGGTAATTACACGAACATTTTCAACTGTTTCGGTGATTAACTTCATTTTTTGTTCTTCTTCTTCTTAGCAGTAATGCTCTTTGCCTTTGCAACTGCTTTGTCCTTTGGCATTCCCATCTTCATGAACTTGGTAGCAATGGCATCTTCAGTATCGTTTCCGACCTGACCATCTCCATCGACATCTTCCATCTTACCTTCATTGAAATAGGTTCTTGATACTTCGATGTACTTTTCGTTTAGTTTGTGTTTTAGCTTAGAATAAAGCATTTCGCGGACAGTGTTTCTAGCACCGACCGCATTCTCTTCAAGGATTTGTTTGAAAACTTTCTTTGATGACATTTTTATTTCCTTATGTTTTTGCTGAAATCTAAAATATTTCTGTAGTTTTTGCTATTTTCAAATAGCGAAGAAGTCATTTTAACACGGTTATTTTCATTTAGATTATCAAACAAAATAGCCAACTTTTGCCCTTCTTTGCTACTAATACTTATATTTTCGCCACTGTTTAATTTAATGTCTATAGGGTATTTTGCCTGTAAAGATTCTTTTATGACCGAAACGAATCTACCCATAGAATCAGTGGAGATCTTTGGAGTGCATTTTTGAAGCATTTTATTTTGTTCAAAAAGCATTTTTTCATTAATCAACTGGCTAACTCTGAAAGAAAGCTCATTTTTGATGTTAAAATTGAGTTTGTTTTTGTCTAATGACTCAAAAACAATCTTTTTCAATCTATGTTTCATTGTTGCTCCTGTTGCATTTGCTGTTGTTGAGCTGCCGCAGCTTGTTGCATCTTCAAGATATCAAACTGCATCTGAGTATTTATTAGTTCAATATCTTCATCAGATTGCTTTAGAATATTCTTACGAATATAATCTGAAGAGAAATACTTACCAATATATTGTTCAGCAGCGGCAACAAGGTCTAGTCTACTAGCAAGTACTTCTGCATCTTTAAGATCATTGAAATACGAATCTGTATTGAATTCAAATTCAATGTCGGAATACATGTCATCCCAATCTTCTACAGTAATGATTCCCTTGAGAATTAACTGAACTTTGAGAAGATTCAAGAACAATACTGAGAAGCGTAAACGAATTCTTTCAATAAACTTGAAGAATTTTACTTCATCTCTAGTGATCTCAGCAGATCTACCCATGTTAAACGTATTATCACCCGCTAATCTTGATGCTGGAATATTAAGAGATTGATAAAGCTTGCGCTTGAAATATTCAACATCAGTCATTTCTCCTAGATTCTGGCCACCATCAAGAGTAGAGATTTCTGTACCTCTACCCCCTTCTCTTCTTGGCATCCAGTAATCTTCAAGCATGGCCATGTGATTGCGATCATCTTTGATTTCACCAGTTGTCTGGTTGTAAATCATTCTGTTGCGATATCTGTTCATCAATTCACGCACATATTGTTCTGCCTTCTGCTTTGGCAAATTACCAACGTCAACATAGAAAATGCGACGTTCTGGTGCGCGTGAAATTCTATAAACTACAATTGCGTCTTCTAATTGACGCAACATATTCATAGTTCTAATAGCCTTTTGGAGGTATCCAACGACTCTCTTTGTATTCATATCTACTAACCCAGAGTGAGCATAGCAGATTGAATCGGTTGATAATCTAAGACCAGTTGGTCCAGTTGATATTAAAGAATCTTTGTTAGTATCCGTATAAAGATAATATTCTTCAACTTCTTGAATCATCGGTACGATGGCCGAGCCAACTCTCTTCTGATTCTTTTTAAGATTTTTGATTTTCTTGATTTTGATTGGATCAAGTGGTATAAGTTTTCTTATTCCTAGCTGAGGATTGTCATTGTCAATTTCTAGAAAATAATAAATTTTTCCATCAATATACCATCTACGGAAAATTTCATAACATTTACCTTTGAAATCCATAATCTTCAGTAAGTTATCAAACTCTTTATGCATCTTTGATTTGATGCTATCCGAAAGATTAAGTTTATCTAATTGTAATTTTATTGGCTTACGATCTGTACCAAGTACAATTGTCTCGTTTACAATTTCATCAATTGCTGTATCTACTTCAGGGTAGAGAGACATGTTTCGATACTGAGCAATGAATGCACCATCATCTCTAGCGTTGCCTGTAAAGTCGATATAGGTGCCATAAACACCCCCAGTCTCTACTAGATAACTGCCATCATAGTCTTCTGGTGGCATTGGAGAAGCAATTGATTGATCATTTTCAACTTCTTTGCCTTTCTTCTTACCAAAACTAAAACCTAAAATATCAGATAGTGCCATAATAAATCCTATTAATTAATATTAATTGTTCCGTCTTTTGTAGACACATCAAACACGCTATCATATGCTATGACCATGCTAAATTGACACACGGTATTTTTTTGATTCATATCAAGTTCTATTGGACCTACAATGTAAGGAAAACACCCCTCAAGCGTAACGCTTTTAATTGTGTCGCCGTTTAACCCAAGTTGTTTGACAATCCAACCATTCTGCTTGTAAGAATCGTAGCTAGAAGCAGAGGTAGTTCTAAGATTTGAATCATGGTCGTTTATACTGTTACTCCATTTGTGGAATGCTTCCCAAACAGTATCAGTCCCAGTGTCATCTAGAATTGTGACATTCCAGAATGGAAATAGTCTATCTCCGGGATTCTTTAGAGTTCTACCTCTATAGTTATACCGAAGAGTTGTAAGATTTGCTGGAGGTATATTTAACGCTAAAGCATGAATGTGAAATCCACCAGTATTATCATTTCCCCATCCTTGGTTTGAATTAGGAATTTGTCCCGAAATAGAATATCTGTTTCCTCTTGGGAATGAAGTAAAAGCATCTCTGAAGGATGAAATTTTGCTATCGCAGCTCATGAGTATTTTGTTATCCTAAATTGATCGTAATTTATTGTTACATTAAAAACAACAGGATTAACATTTGAAGCATTAAAGTTCAAAGCACCCACAGATGCTGGCCAACAACCGAGTAGCTCCAATTCACGAAGAGTGCCATTATTGGTTGTATTTAATTGTCTAACCTTCCAGTTAGTTTTTGTTTTGGTAAAGTTAAGATTGTTACTATCTGTAACATTTCCTAAAATTTTATTAATTCTATTTGACCAACTTGTAAATGCTTTCCACAAAGAATTTGTTCCGGTGTCATCGTAAATGACCAAATTCCATGCTTCATATTCTCTATCCCCAGCAAGATTTAAAACTCTTCCTCTATAAGGAATTTGAATAATGCCAACATCTGATTGAGGCATACTGGCAGATACTACATGAAAGCAAGTTTGAGGATTCTCGGTAATGATGCTAGGCCAACTACCTTCAACCTCAAATCGGTTTTGGCGAGTGCCACCGTTGAATTTTTGTTTGAAATAACTTAGTGAATTTGCATTACTCATCGTTTTCTACCCTATTATCTATGTATTTTAAGGTATGATAATTATTGATTGCTCCACAAAATCATTAGTTGGATTGGTTGTATAGGCTACATCTACCTTCAACCTTCTATTTATGCGATCTACCGGGGTGTTATTAGTTTCATCAGCCACTACATTGAATGAATTGATAGCCCCATTAGACAACAGACCATTCATAAATGTAAGTATTTCGGAGGTTAGCTGTAACCGAGTCACTTCATTATTAAGCTCAAACACATAATTTTCACAAATTGAAGTTATTTGTGTCTTAATGAATTTTGTTATATTAACAAAATAAACACTCTTTTCGCTAAGAGCTAAAGTAAATGGTGCTGAATTATCGGTTTGAGATTCACAAGTTAGATCGCTTAAGAAATAGCAACCATAAATGCCATCAAAACTATAGAATGTTGCATAATTTATTCTATTATTGATAAGCCCTGTTATGGTATTTTTAAATTCAGCTACTGAATTGCTTTCAGAGAATGGCAAGACATATTCAGTATCCTCTTGCACAATATTAAGTAATGGGCCGATTAAAAAGTTTGATGTGCTTCCCCATGGAGTGCCAGCCAATTTTAATCTAGCAAATTGCCCTGCTAGATCATAAATCATTGGAATTGGAATTTTAGTCCAAAGTTCACTTGTAGCTTCTGGATCTGATTCTGGATTGATACATCGATTTCTTATCTTTACCCCCAAAAGCTCTATAATATTTTGATCGATTAGTTTTCCATTTGAAACAATAAAATTGTTATATTCTGAAGTACCGTAAACATTTGATAAGAAATTGTCATATGCAAAAATTCCTAATGTTGGGAATTCATCAGTAAATACAGCAGCGGGATCAATATCATCTTGGAATTTTCCTAGATAGATTTCACCCATTTGAGCATTAAATGTAAAGGGTGTTCCTGCTGTAATTCCCGGTATATCAAATTGATCAATAAAATAATCTAATAATTCTTTTTCAAATTCTGTGTTTTGAATAATTATTGGAGTATCTTGAATTCCAGTAAACCCAGAACCAGTAAGTCCATCAAAAATATTATTAACAATGCACCCAGCACCCGTAGAATTAACAACACTTTGAATATTTTTTGATGTATATGCACCCGATACCGTCAGACCAGTAGTGTTCATGACATATACTGATGCTCCATATTCCAACATCGTCATGATTCCGTGTAATTCGACATCTGCCCTTTTAATGTCAATAGAATCAGGGCCAGATCGAAATGTTATGGCAGTATAACCAAATAGGGTATCGACAAAATCATCTAAAGATTCTACATAAGTTAACTGATCAGATCCAAGGCTGGAAGTGGTAATACCAGACAAAACACTCTGCGTTAATGGAGTAACAAAAGCGAGAACTTTAAAATCGCTTGGTGTAGAAGTTTGTCCGTAGTTAACTATGTTCATGACAACAGAGATATGCTGAAGCTTAGAGTAATACTCTTAACTGGTAGAGTTGGTACTATTGTTAGATCTACCTTTAGCTGTCTCTGATTGATCACTGTTTGAGGATTATTAGTCTCGTCGCAAATTAAAGTGTAGCTAACCAATGACCCATTTGAAACCATAGGATCAAGAATATTTTGCATTTTTGATTTGATGGCGGATCTAATGGTAGCATCATTGAATTCAAAGACATAATCATCCAAGATAGATGTAACTTCACGATTAATATAAAGGAATGCCCTTGAGAATCCGTAAGAACTCTTTGCGCTTGTGCTATCTCGGAATCCAGTTTCATCTCCCCAAAGGTAGTATTTACCCTTTGATTGAAGATAATTAAAATAATTTATTCCTTTTGAAGCCAGTGTGGTCGATGATGTAAATGACAGCTTAGGAGTAACGTTTGTATAGTTTAAAAGCTCGCCTCTATAAACACCAGCAGAAGTGAGATAAGGTTTTGATTGAGCAGAAGCTCTTGCGTTTGCTCCAGCAGCATCAGATACAAGGAAGATCGTAATGCCACTTGTAGATGATGAACTGCCTGTATAGAATCTTGGTCTTTCCTTATAGCCAATTATCGTGGCCGCAAGATAAGAAATTGCAGTTGTACCAGTAGCTCCTAATTGAGTTGTAACTGATGATATGATTCCGGCTTGATCTGGATTCGTATAACCAGTTCCAGATTCATCTCTATCAGATCCAATAATAGCATTGCAGTTAAGTCGTGCCTTTGCAACACTTATAACTTCTGAGTATCTAGAATTATCTTCTGTAATGACTTCTGAAATCTTGGCTGATGACAAAGCAAGTCCTGCGGTGGTTCCTGCAATAACCATTTTACCACCATATTCCATGCAATTAAAAATTGAATGAATTTCTCTGTCAACAAGACTGTTTGTTACAATACTGGTGTAGCTTGTTCTTGCAGCCAAAGTTGAAATTGCATTAGAAATGGTTTCAAGATTTGTAAATGAATCGGCAGTTGTTCCTAATAAATTATATGTCGATGGGGAACACAAAAACCCAGTGTAGTGATCTGTGGGAGACACCGGGGTTATGTTAAATGTGTTTGATTGTGTGGTTGTGGTAATCGGCATATACTATTTATTAGATTTGATTAAGAACGAAATTCAACACTATTGATTCAATCGAATTATTTGGTACTATTGTCAAGTCAACAACCAATCTCTTCTGAGCAACTACAGATGGAGTGTTGTTCGTTTCGTTGCAAATTAGGGTATAGGAAGCAAGACCACCGACAGATTGCAACTTATCAAGAACAGTAGTTGCTCTTGAAACAAACTGTGCTCTTGTACCAGCGTTATTTTGTTCGAATTGGAAGTCCTCAAAGATCTTCTTAAATTCTCTCTTGATTGTGCTGGTGTTCTTAGAGACAGAAGCTGACTTTCTATATGCTTCGTTTCCTGTAGTAATTCCAGTAGCATCTCCCCAGATTGCGGCTCTATTTGTACCGCTTGGGATATAGATTGGATTGATTCCTCTGGTGTAGTAACCAGAAAGATCACGATCTACGATGGTTGGAGTAATATTCGAATAGGTTCTAATTCCACCTCTAGCCGAGCCAGAGCTTGACAGATGGTACTTATTCTCGACGTATGAGCGAGCATATGCGCCTGCGACATCTGAGGAGAGATACAAGCGAACAGTGTCAATTCCTGAGCCATAGAAGCGAGTTCTATTCTTGTAGCCAAGGACTGAGAACACATATTCACCCTTATTTGCAGTTGTCATATAGGTCAATCCATCAACAAGTCCTGCGGAATTGAGATTCGTATAGGCTGGAGCTGCAAACGAGGCTGCGTCCTCCTCAAGAGATGTGCCGACAATAACAATTGCGTGGTTCTTTTCGGAACCGATACGCATCAATTCGCCATATCTCTTATTATCTTCGGTGAATACGATGTCGTATTCGTAGTTGCTTCCCAAAAGTCCATCGATAGTTGGGGAGACAATGATGTTTCCGCCGTAATCCATGAAGTTAAGGAGAGAATGAATTTCGACATCTGTTGAAGTATTTGATGTCAATGTTCCAGCATCAAACGCAGCCTTAGCATTCGCGTAGGCTGTACTGCTGCTTGTGAGTACTGAATATGAAGCAGTGCTGTTGTTAGTGATAATGTTATATGCAGTTGTTCCGCATAGGAATCCGGCATAGAAATCATTTTCAGTCGAGGTAAATGCTACTCCAGTAACTACAGATTCGGATACGCTTACTGAACCGCTAGATGATCCACCACCACCGCCACCTGTTGTTGTTTGAGCGGCAGTGGTAAATGTAAGTTCTTTAAAATA